ATCGATTCTACAAGCGGCCGATGATCTCCTATGGCTTCTCTCCGGCCATGAAGGCATTGCCCTGGGTTCGGATGCTCAATACGATGGCTGATACGATGCTCCGGGCCGCTATGAAGCAAACGGATCCGCCCATTGCTGTACCGGATAGCGGATTCATTGCGCCAATGAATTTCAATCCAAGAGCTACAAACTATTATAAGCGAGGGAAGCTGGATCCAACGAAGGATATCGCTCCGATCGGAAACTATGGCAATGTAGGAATTGGCTTTGAAACGATCGAGTATTACGCTGAGAAGGCCGGCAATATGATGTTCAAGAATGCCTTTATTAACTTTACCGATGTAACCAAGCAAATGACGGTTCCGGAAGTTATGCAGCGAGCCAATGAGCAAATGACATTGTTAGGCCCGGCAGTAGGCCGGTACATGAGCGATGTATTGCAGCCATTGATCGAGCGCACGATCGCAATGCTTTATCGTAAAGGAAGATTACCAGAGATCCCGGATGAGATGATGTTGAATCCGGAGTATGATGTTAAGTTTATCGGCCGGTTAGCACAGGCACAAAAACAATCAGAAATGAATAATGTAACGAATGCCTTGTCGATAGCCGGCCAGATTGCGCAGTTCAAACCAGAAGCATTAGATAAGATCAACGCCGATGCCACGATTGATGAGCTATGGGGAATTACCAATGCTCCAGCTTCCATGATCTTTGATCAGAAGGAAGTTCAAGAGATCCGGATGGCCAGAGCAGAGCAGCAACAAAAGATCGAGCAGATGCAAACGGCAGCCACAGCGGCCCAGGTCGGCAAGGATGCAACCCAGGCAGATAAGAATATCGCTGAAGCTAAGAACACAGAACAGGCGGCTAACTTAGTATGAGTGGATCCCGGCAGCGAAGGATCAAACAGGAAGCTTTAATCGAGTATGAGAGCTTCCAATACAAAGAAGCAATGAACTTTGATCAATACTTCAAGCAGTTTAAGAAGTTAAGGAAGAGGAATGGATCTAACTGATCCGAAGCAAATAGCGAATCTGAAGAAAGCATTTGATTTTTCGTTTACCGGCCCGACCGGATCAGAAACTCTGAAGTTCCTTGAGGAGTTTTGCGGATTCTACATGGGCGGCCCAAGAGATGATCTCAACCAGCTTCAATACGAAGCCGGAAAGAGGGATGTAATACTAACGCTGAAAACGATTATGAACCAGGATTGGAATCCGGATATGATCGCAGCCAAATACAAGGAGATGGGATAATGAGAATGGATACCATAAGCCGAAAGTTTCGATACCTTATGCCCAGGATGTTAATGAATAACCGGGGAGAAGTGAATGCTCCGGCAACGCCAGCAGCAGAACCGGCAGCTCCAGCAACGCCGCCAGCCGGAGATCCATCATTGGCAGCGCAAGTTCCTTTAGTACCAGGAGCGCCAGCAGTTGATCCGGAACCAGCGATCAAGGATCCATTAGCAGCGGATCCAGTTCCGCCAGCAACGCCAGCTCCAGCCGTTGCGAAGTGGTACGATAATTTAAGTGAGGATGTTAGAAACAATCCAACGATCCAGAAGTACAATACCCAAGAGGATGCGCATAAAGCTCATCTGGCATTGGCCAGTATGTTAGGCCATGAGAAGGTTGCATTGCCAAAGGATGAGAACGATACGGTTGCCATTGAAGCATTCAACCGGGCCATCGGAGTACCGGATGAAGCGATCGGAGATCGAGGATATGCTCTTGAAGCTCCGGAACCGATTTCCGGGATGGAACACATGGCGTTTGGATCCGATCAGTTCAAAGAGATCGCATTCAAGTATAAGCTAACGCCGGCACAGGCCCAGGGATTGCAGAATGAATATGTTGAATTGCTTACCGGGATCAAGACGAAGGCCGAAACGGATTATGTAACAGCCGTCAATCAATCAAAGACCGATCTTACAAAGGATTGGGGATTGGCCTATGATGGTAAGGTTAAGCTTGCGCAGAATCTAATGAACAAGTTTGCTGGCAGCAAAGAGAATTTCGATTACATCAATGCTAAGATTGGAGCGGATCCGATCGCATTGAAGATGCTCGCAGAGATTGGATCAAACTTTGCTGAAGGATCTTTAGGAGATCTCGGCAATCCGACAAGCAAGTTCACTAAAACGCCGGCAGAAGCCAAAGTTGAATATGATACAATAATGAATGATCCAAAAGATATATATTGGGCCGGAGTTCGCAATAAGGAGATCGTTCCGGAATCAGTACGCAAGGAGCGAGTTGCCCATGTAGAATCACTATTAACAATGATGAATCCAGCAACACCCGGAATACCGGCAGCTGGATAATCATACAGTATTGTAGATACTCTGAAAAGACCTACGAAACCAGGATGCTCAGAGTTGGCCCTTTTAGGATACCCAACGACAGCGAAACAAGCCGCAAGCTGAATCAATAGTAACCTAAAAGGAGAAGCATCATGCCACAAACGCAATTAGATATCAGAGCGCAACAGTTTAGCCGTAATGTTGTTCCTCTGGCTCAACAGCAGTTCAGTAAGTTTTACACAACGGTTATGCAGAAGAGCGATATCAACGCCAAAAGCTTTTCTCAAGATCAGATTGGCCAATGGAGCATGGCGGCCAAAGGCGGCTTAAATGTCGATACTCCAGAGAATGATCCTAACCTTCAACGCAGATGGGCATACATCGAAACCTTTGCGGATGCAAGATTGTTAGATCGTTCTGTTAATCTTCAAATCCTTTCCGATCCGAAATCAGAAATGACAATCAATGCGGCCAGAGCTATCGGCCGGCAGATGGATAGCAATATCTATACTGCTGCGCTGGGCGATGCTGCATCCGGGGAAAACGGCGGTACTAACAATACCTTACCGGCCGGGCAGATTGTGGATACTGGCGGCGGTTCAGCAATGACAATCGATAAGGTTCGATTGGCTGGGGATAAATTAAACCAAAACGATGTTGATGAGTGGGAACGATACGCTTGGGTATCTCCGCCATCAGTTCGCCAAATGTTAGGGGATGAGCAAGCAACATCAGCTGATTTCGTAAACATCAAGAATCTGTTGATGGGCGATCTAACCACATTCTATGGCTTTGATTGGAGATGGAGTACGATCGTTCAAGGAGCAAATGTCGGGAACATATCGCAAAATGTGTTCTTCCAAAAGAGCGGCATCTGTACCGGAACACCAGAGATGCTTTATATCCGTACCGATGAAAGAGCGGATAAAAGTTATAGCTGGCAGGTTTATTATGAATTAAACATCGGATCAGTTCGCCTGGAAGAAGATAAAGTTGTCCGGGTTGATTGTGATGATTCTATTACCGTTTAAAGTTTAAACCAATACTAACCTTTGAAGCCGGAATTGATCTGGCAAAAGGAGAATACAATGGCAGAGTTTGAAGGAGTAAATGTAACAAAGTTTGATGCTGGAACCTCGGATACAACATGGATCGATCAAGGATTGATCAAATCCAGTATTCGGGTATGGAGTGATGTTTATGAAGCAACCGGAGAAGTTGCCGGAACAACGCTTGTTATCGCTGTATTACCAGCTGGCGCAATCGTACATGGTATCAGTATTCAGTTCGATGCCCTGGGCGCTGCAACAGTTGATGTTGGGGATAGCGATGATCCAAACCGTTACAAAAATGCTGTTGATGTATCTTCCGCTGGCTCGGATGAAAGTATCTTGCCAGATGGAGCGCAGTATGTGATTGGATCGAATGCTGGGGATGATCGAATCTTGATTACCACAGCTTCAGCGGCAATTAACAACACGATCAAATCCGCTGTATTCTATACTAACTAAATCGGTTAGTTGATACTTTTCTCCCGGTACGCTCATAGAGCTGCCGGGGGAGATTAAGGAGAGTATAAATGGCCGATAAAGTTACTATCGTTAATCGAGCATTGTCTTTGCTCGGCGCTGAACCGATAACAGCTCTAACAGATGATACTCCGGAAGCGAACATTGCGAATCGTATGTACGATGAAGCTCGGAGATCCATCCTTAGTGAAACTCTCTGGAATTTTGCCGCAAAGAGAAAAGTTTTAAATGAGATTGATGAGGATCCAGCATGGCAGCTTGACAGCGTAAGAA